GATGTCGCGGAAGAAGACGCGGAAGAAGACGCGGAAGATGTCGCGGAAGATGACGCGGAAGATGTCGGTGATATTGATATCGAGGACGCGGAAGAAGACGCGGAAGAAGACGCGGAAGATGTCGCGGAAGATGACGCGGAAGATGTCGGTGATATTGATATCGAGGACGAGGAAGAAGACGAGAAAGAAGACGCGGAAGATGTCGCGGAAGAAGACGCGGAAGATGACGCGGAAGATGTCGGTGATATTGATATCGAGGACGAGGAAGAAGACGCGGGAGACACGGAAGATGTCGGTGATATTGATATCGAGGACGAGGAGGATGATGATGTGGAGGACGTGGGTGATATGGTTATTGATGATTTTGATTCACCTACACCACTCAGTTCAGACGAAGAGGACGAGGAAGACGAAGAGATAAAAGGTGGTGGAGACGATGAAAGTGATGATGACGATATGGAAACAGATTTAACAGGATTAAAATTATCAAATCCTAACCCTTTTGAGAAAAGATTACAGGAAAGAGATCCTAAATTGTTTTTAACAAAGAAAGAAGGTAAATATAATGCCTATTCAAGATTATGTCCATCAAATTATAGACGACAACCAGTTATTTTGACTGATGAGGAAAAAGCTAAAATAGACAAAGAACATCCAGGTTCTTATAAAGAAGCACTTAGATATGGTTCTAGTAAATCTAAACAACATTGGTACATATGTCCCAGATACTGGTGTCTTAAGAATAACGTTTCGCTAACGGAAGAAGATGTTAAAGCCGGTAAATGTGGTGGTAAAGTAATACCATTTGGTGCGAAAAAAGTACCTAAGGACGCTTATATATACGAATTCAAAGGTAGAGATGTCAATAATTCTCCAAATGTCGATAAAGATGGTAATTACGTTACAACATATCCAGGATTTACAAAAGATGATTCGCATCCCGATGGATTATGTGTACCCTGCTGTTTTAAGGCATGGGATAGTAAATCGCAGGAAGAAAGAAGGAAAGAATGCTTAACCGATAGTGATAAAAGAAAAAAACCCAAGGTTTTAAAACTTAATGTAAAAGACGATGAATATATTAAAGGTCCCGAAAAAATGCCCCTAAAACAAAATAGATGGGGATATATACCATTAAGTCTAGAGGTGTTCTTCGGATTTGATAGTAATGATAGCAGTCGTGATAATTATAAAATAATAAAATACAAACCATATATTTTAAGAAAGGGTGTTGAATCAAGCAAAAATCAATCTTTCATTGCATGTTTTGCCGATTCATTAGCCAAAGATAAGGTATTATCTATTAAAGAAATGAAAGATAGAATCATAAACTCGTTATCTTTGGATACATTTTTAACCTTTCACAATGGAAATTTACCTTCCATTTTCTATAATAATGATATAGAGGTTGATATTAACGATTATAGAACATCTTATTTATATAAAACCGTAGATTTCTCAAATGAAAATCAAATAAAATCTCTTACAAACATTATAAAAGCTTATGTTAATTTTATACTTTATTTAAAAAATGATAGCATAATAATAGACCACACTTATCTATGGGATATTATAACAAGTCCAAATGAATTATTATTTGCACGTGGTATTAATTTAGTTATACTTGAAGAAACAAATGACGATTTAACAAATGATATTAATGTTATTTGTCCAACTAACTTCTATTCAAATAACTCATATAATACTAATAAGAGCACAGTATTTCTGTATAAAAATAATAAATATTATGAACCTATATACATTTACATTAATGGTGAAAATAATGAAACACAAATAAAGAAAGCTTTCTCCGAATACGATAAGAATCTTTTACCCAACATAAAACGTGCCATTAAATTTATTAAAAAGATTTATGAAATACAATGTAAACCTAAACGAAGTAATATGGTTTATGAATTCAAAGAAAATTTATCTTCCATAGAAATTATAAAATTATTGAAAACAATAGATTATGATGTTGATATGCAAATTATTAATTATAATGGTAAAGTTATTGGACTTATGGTTACAAATCAAGGCTTTACAGGATTTGTACCTACACGACAGTCCAACATTCTATTAGATATACCATATAAATACATGGATTCAGATGATATATGGAGTGATTATACATCAACAAGAAATTTTTTAATGGAATTGTCTAAAAAAATTAAAATACCTTGTAAACCGGTTAAAAAAGTGTTGGAAGATAATTTAGTTGTAGGTATTCTTACTGAAACAAACCAGTTTGTTATGATAGAAACACCTGAAGACAATACTGTAATGGATGAATTAGAACCAATCAGCGATTATAATCATATCATGGTTGATTCTGAAACCTTAACAAGTGACACAAAAGATGTAGAAAGAGAATTGTATGTAAAAAAAATTAAGTTAGAAACCAATTTTTATAATGTTTTTAGAATAACCATAAAAGGATTGTTATTAGATCCTGAAAATTATGAAACCAGAAAAGCAATAGAAGAAATAATTAATGATAAGGAAAAATTATATACAGAAAAATTAGATGAATTAGTTTTTGTTTTAAAAAAACTAACAACCAATTTTATTAAATTTACAGAGGGATACGATGATACAATAATTAACTACATTAATGATTTAACGACATGTTATAACAATCCTAATTGTAATGATAACAAATTTTGTTTAATGGATGATAATAAATGTTTATTAGTTATACCAAAAAAACATTTAATAACCAATATAGACAATGAAAGAATCTATTTTGGTAGATTATCTGATGAATTATTAAGATATAATTTTATAAGAAACTTTATATTAAAACCGCAAATATATTTATCATTAAAACCAGTCCACTATAATCTAAAAGATGACGAAATCATTTTATTAGAAATGTTTTTAACACAAGAATATTTTGAAAATCTAATACCGAGACAATCTAATTATTATTCGAAACATAATGTATTTGATGATATTCAACCAAACGTCCATTTGAATCTAAGTAACAATATGATTTTATCTAAAAAATTGGATGAAGAATTGGAAGAATGTATTATGGCAAAGAAAAGAATACCATTAAGTTTAATTGGTAAAACACTCTCTACTAAATTATTTAATTCAAAAACAATGATGCAAACTTACAAAAATAGTGAAGAATGTTCTTTTAGAATAATGGTAGACATTATTAATGATTTTAAAAAAGAAAAAGTAAGTGTCAATGATTTAAAAGCTATTCTTGCAAGAGAATACACAGGTAATTTTTTTAAACCATACACAAATGAAATAAGAATATTATTAGAAACTCAAGGCAAACGATATTTATTACAAAAAGTACTACAAAATAAAATTAGGTTAGAAGAGCTAATAATCACAGGTGATTACTATTTAACCGAACTTGATATTAGAATATTAGCTATTGTGTATGAGTTACCTATTGTATTGATAACTAAGGGAGATCCGGTAACATTTAAATTACTGAATGAAATAAGACTTAATGAATTTTATTTTATAAAACTACCTTCTATTCAGCTAAATAAAATACCCAAATATTCATTGCTTTATAATAATGATGATGGATATCGTATAAATATTGAACCTTATAAATATCTTAAAAGATTGATAACGTCCTCGTCTGCACAGCCTATATTAGAATGGATGAAAGATACCGTATCATATGAAAAACCTAAAAAAAAACGAAAACCAAAAAAACTTATTATTAAATCTTAGATATAAAACGATGGAACATCTGATGGAATATCTGATGGAATATATGAGGGAACAATTGATGTTCCTTTCTTAGTCCTCGTTTTCTTTGGTATAAAGCAATCAAATAAAATTTCTTTGATTTCTTTACCTCTTAACTCTTCTTCTTTCTTTTCAAATTTCTCTTCGTCTCCCCCATATTTTTGTCTTATAATTTCAAGTTTTTTTCCATAATTAGATTCTCTTTCTTCATATTCAGGCAATTTTTCCAAGACCAATGCAAACAATTGTTGACATGGTTTCATTATTTGATTTGTAATATAATGCGAGTAATCTATTTCTAGTTTATTTTCTTTAATATATTCAGGTAGTTCTATTCTGTTTCCTTGCAATTTTTCATCGCTTTTAATATATGCAAACTTGATGCGGTCACCCGCCTTTGGTTTATTACCTGGGTCACGTTTACCAATTCTTTCCGCCAATACCTTATGAGCAATTTGGTTCGGGTTTTTATAATTTGAACGAAGCGATTTTGTAATAACTAGTTTATCTAATGGTGTTTTTCCCGTTGTGAGTTCCGCAATAGAATCTTTCGTAAACGATATCGCTTTATTTATATTTTGTTCTTTCATCAGAATATCTACTATACCACCATAAACATCCTTCACTATCGGAGCATTGTCTCTTCGTTTTAATACTATTCCCATACTTTTACGCTTACATTTATTTATATCGGTTTCATATAACATGCCTACATAACGCTTCTTTGATAACAATATGAATGGCATAAATGTTTTTTCATATTCAAGATCATGTGGATATTTTAAAAATTTCGTCGCCAATTCACCTGCTTCTTGTGCCAATTCAATAGTAATTTGTAAGGCATCTTTACCTACTATTTTATTATTGTCAAGATCTGTAGGGTTAAATTTAAAGAACACCGAATCAGTATCTCCATAAACATATTCCGCGTCAACTCTAACCTCTCCTTTACTCGTACTACAGACCTTATCTTTATAAACCGATTCCACAATGTTTTTGGCATATATTAATAACTTTCTACCCGTTGCCGTTGTTGATGCGGCTACGTCTTTTTCATAGAACGTGCTTGTCTTAGCACCACATTGACCGTATAATGAATTTGCTGTAAGTTTAATAGACAACTGACGCTTATCATAAATATTTGCCATAAACTCATTTGGAGCTGTTTTGATAAGTTTTTTCGTTGCTTTTCGCGCAGCCAACAATTCATCTAATACAGAAGGCATAACAGCATATCCATGTGGAAATTGTGCAAAACGACAAATTTTATATCCCTTTTTTATTTTAATTTCCGCGCCCTTTGGCGTCTTTCTTATCTTTTCATATGTATCATATGTTATATCTACATACTTATAATTTTTTAAATTATCGTACATATAATTACCACTACAATCCTTGTCACCTGTCTCACATATTAATTCACCTTCCAAATTATATTCTTTTGTCCAAACCTTACTATCATGCGAAATATTCTCACTTATCATAGACGAAGGATATAACGAACTGTAATCACATACTGCAACCGGATCGTCATCTGTATAAATATTACACTTTGGTTCTAACACGATTGCCCCTTCATATCCGTCATCATCCGAACATTTTTCCAATACTGGAATAGCTACTTCTTTTTCGCGACATTTTTTAGCTATAAAACTGGTTAGCTTTATTCCTTGTCCTCTCAAAACTAAATAACTCATCGGAACACTACAAATATTCGCCATTTCTATAAATCCTGTTATGACATCTATCTTGCTTAACAGATTTTGCACTAAATTACAATCCTGAATACAATATTTCGCTACAATTGCACGCTCTTCGGGACCTTTATTTGTTAAATTAAAGATGTCTTGCGGACTGACATCGTCTTTTGCCAAACACCATTTAACCTGTTTATTCATGTCCGGTTCTATTATTGCATTAATCTCAAATGTTCCTGCATTTGAATCCAAATTGCTTATTGAAAATTTACGACCTTCCAAATACATATCACTTGAATGCCCTATTTCTTCAAAAACAACATAATTATTGTTTTCCAAACCATGTAAATTTTTACTATGAATTATCGTTTTATTATCCTTGTATTCAAGAGATTTTACAATATCTCCAATGAAATATCCTGAGACAAAATCTAATTTGTAAGAATCCATATTGTAATCCCTTCTGAATAAATTATATAAATCTATTTGTAGACGCCCTGTCATATCAAAATACCTTAAATTATGTTCCCCACTTGCAAGAAATGTAGTTGTTTCTTGTATTTTCCATTTTGTTTGTTGTCGCCAACCTGTTGGGTCGGGTGGCATACCCGCGGAATCATTTATATTTCGCGTCAGTTTTAGAAACTTTTCTACACATCCATCCCCATGCTCTAGTGCTCTGTCGAACAAGAACGAATAATCAAATCCAAAAATATTATAACCAATAATAATATCCGGATCTTCACGTTGTATTAATTTTTGCCATGCAAGCAATACGTGCTTTTCTTTTTTATAACATTCTATTTCAGCACCTTCAATGTCACTACATGTATCCAACGCAATACAATGATTTAAATAAGGTTTATCTTCGCCATATTTAATAAATGTTGATCCAATAAACGTAACCTTATCTCCTTCAAGCGAAGGAAGTTCACTATTAAATGCACGTTTAATTATCTCAACCTTACGTTCACGCACATAATTATCAAGTAAATTTTCTATAATCGTTTTATCATTATTACATTTTCGTGCTCGCGTCTTTTTCATCTCATCCTGATTCTCTTCATCATCCTCCACCTCTTCCTCTTCTATCAATTCTTCGGTGTCTACTTTAAATTGCGATATATTCTTATCTAAAATATTACTTATTATACCTTCTAATTCAGTCTCAGTTGGCATAATTTTAGGATAAACATTATCTACATCCTTCATGTTCTCGTATCCAAACATGGTTTTTATAAATCTTGTTATCAGCATTTCAAGAATACTACTTTTTGTAATGTCTGATTTATCGAAAATTTCCATAAAGTTGTAAGCATTTTTCTTGTATTTTTTTATTGCCAATGGAAAATCACCATGACTACTACTAGCTTCTATATCAAAACTACATATTTTATACGGGACCATCGTCTCTTTTTCGGTAAGAGATACAATTTTTAAAAACGGAACTGAAAACTCATACTTGCAATTGGTCTGTTTATTGTTGCACTTTTCAATATTATTTGAATCTACTTGAATCCATCCAGATGGACTTATATTCATTCTATGAAAGAATTTCAAAATAGGTGCTATATTTGATTCATACAAATATAAACTTGGTTCATTTTTCTTATATTTAAATCCTTGAGGTTTCAAGCACCAAGCGCCACGCGATTTATCAAATCTATTTTCTTTTTCTTTATCCTCATGATACCACATATTCTTCACTTTGTTATAACATCGCATATTATGAAATCGTATTAGCATAAATTTATGATATGTCTGTGCATCAAAACCATATAATTTCTTTTTTGTTATAAATAATGTTGCCGATATACTATCCTCATAATATTCACCTATCTGCATCTTTAAATAATTAGTAAATTCGTTTACGTTTTTCCTATTCCATTTTTCCGGTGTTTTTATATAAAAGAACGGTTTAAAATCATCTACGAAAATAGAGAATGTTTCGCCCTTTTCATTTATACCAAACATCTGAATCCTGAATATCAAATTACATTTACCAAATTGCTGTTTTTCAGTGCTTATTTCAGACGTTTTAAAATCAATTAATTTTACGTCGTGCAACATTAGTATAATTATATCTTATAAAAATATAGTTATATTCAATTTTAATTGTAATTACCATATAACGAATATGATATAATCAAGGTATCGTTGGATATATCAACGTTAAATGAGTTATCAATAAGTGCTTCCTCTAATCCGCCACGTAAAGCAGTCAATAAGCGTGCCGAATTGTCTTGTTCTATTATATCGTGCCTACATATAGGGCACGTCACACTATTGTTAAAATGTCTTCTTAAACCTTCCTCTGAAAATATATGACCACAATGATTAATTTTCATAACACGAGTATCGTCCGTAAAGTTATTTAATGTTATCGAACAATTGGTATATCGCTCTCTTTCTTCCTGAGACAATTCTGAATAGTTTGAGGTTGTAGTTGAAGCGTTTATCTGATTAAATGTCGGTGATACTCTAACAGGTGAAAAAAATGCTGGTATAGTATTCGTCGGTAAATTGTTTAATCCGTCAGCATTAAATCTGTCGGTATTAAATCTATCAGCATTAAATCTGTCGGTATTAAATCTATCAGCATTAAATTGTCGAATAGGTCTATTATGTGTTGTGTATATACGATTTCTTGTATTTCTATTGCGTATTTCCATCTCCCTTGATATAAAATTGCTTATGTTACGATCGTTATCACACGTATTCTCTAAAATGTAACGATAAATTCGTTGATTTTCTCTAGAATAATTAATATAATTCATTAATAAATTTGTATTTGTATTCATATTTGTATTCATATTTGTATTCATATTTGTATTCATATTTGTATTCATATTCATATTATAATATAACAAAATATGTTTAAATATTAATATTCCAGTATAAATAATGGATGGGTATGCTGATAAAGGATTGTCAGGTCTTCAAAATTTAGGAAACACGTGTTTTATTAATTCTGCCATGCAATGCTTATTTAATATTAATGAACTAAATATCTTATTTGATAACGAAAACCTTTTAAAAAAATTAAATAATAAACCCGAAAGTATCTTATTGATCGAAGCCAATGGTTTAAGACAAATGATTTTTAATAAAAATTGTTCTATATGTCCTGGGCGATTTATTAATGCTGTAAGGAAAATATCACACATTAAAGACAAAGACATATTTACGGGTATAGCACAAAATGATTTGCCCGAATTTCTTCTATTTATTATTGATTGTTTTCATACCGCCTTAGCAAGAGAGGTTAATATGACCATAGATGGTTCTATTATAAATGAAAGAGATAAAATTGCTAAAACTTGCTACGAAATGATGAAAACAATGTATAAAAAAGAATTTTCTGAAATATTAACATACTTTTATGGAATACATGTATCCAATATTGTTTCTGTCGGTGAAAGTGAAATACTAAGTTCTACACCTGAACCCTTTATGAATATTAGTCTGTCTATCCCCAATGTAGACATGCCTACCTTATATAATTGTTTTGATAATTATTTAGAAGAAGAACTACTGGAAGGCGATAATGCATGGTATAATGAAAAAAAAAATGTAAAAGAAAATGTAATAAAAAAATTCAGATTTTGGAGCTTACCTAAAATAATGATTATAGATATTAAACGTTTTACACAAACATTAAAAAAAAATAATACACATATTGATTTTCTAATAGATAATCTAGACATGACATCCTATGTTGAAGGATACAACCCTGATTCATATGTTTATGATCTAATAGGAGTTTGTAATCATATTGGTGGAACCGAGGGCGGTCATTACAATGCTTATATAAAAAACCAAAATGGTAAATGGTATTTATACGATGATATGGATGTTATTGAGGTAAAAGATAAAAGTAAGATAGTAGCATCAAAGGCATACTGTCTATTTTATAGAAAAAAAACTTAATACTATATATAGAATGACTGATTATATGAAAAGTTTTAATAGTTATTTTAGTAATTTTCCTGGTTTAAATTACGCGGCAGACAGCAGACCACGAGATTTATCAATAATTAAATCCAACAAAGTAAAGGTCAACTATTCAACATATATACTGGCATTTATATCCATTATCGTTTTATTTGTTTTTTTTAGTATTTTTAATACATCCATGTACAAATCATCGTCAAATGATAACAATGATAAAAACCCTCTCTATAAATTAATAGAAATAATCATAATAGCTTTCAGTCTTGTTGTAATGACAATGGTTATAATTAACTATATACTTGGCATTAATATAAGTGCTAAACTAACCGGCATTGAAAATGCTGACCCAGAAATCGATATAGTAATTGAAAATGAAAAAAAAACACCACCTAATATAATTAAAAAAAAGAAAGAAGTATTTCATTTACCTGAAAATATATACACATATGAAGATGCTAAATCCGTTTGCAAGGCGTATGACGCAGACCTAGCAAGCATTAAAAATATTGACGATGCATATAAGAGTGGTGCCGAATGGTGTAGTTACGGATGGTCCGAAAAGCAAATGGCATTGTTTCCAACACAATATTCTACATGGAATAAACTACAAAAAACAGGGAAACATAAAAACAGCTGCGGAAGACCAGGTATTAATGGCGGGTTCGTCGCCAATCAAGGTAATAAATATGGTGCTAACTGTTATGGCTACAAACCAACCATTAATGGACTTAACGTAGATTACATGAATAATTTAACATTGCATCCTGAAAATGCAGAAGATAAATTAACCAATAAAAAAATACAATATTATAAAAATAACATTAATAATATAACCATATCACCATTCAATTCTAGTTCTTGGAATGCATAGGTTACATGTAGAAATTTTTATAATATTCATCGTTTTCTTCTTTCTTTATTAGTTTTTGTACTACATCAGTTGTTACCGTAAATGGAAAGGTTACACTTAGTGATACATCTTCCTCAAATAGGTTGGTATCAGGTTTCATCAACCTATATAGATTAATTTTTGTGTAAATAATTTCAATACATCTTTTAAGATTTCTTACACCTTTTTCCTTATTTGTATAATTATCCATAATATATTTAAGTGTATCATCCGAAATAGTAATGTCTTCTTTATTAAAATTAACATTACTCATTACTTTAGGAACAAGATAATTGTTTGCTATGATAATCTTTTGCTTATTGTCATATCCATTCGTTTGAATACGATACATTCTATCTTTTAAAATTGGATTAATCTTATCTTCGTCGTTATAACTAAATATAAACAATACCTTACTTAGGTCAAAGTCTATTTCTGAAAAGTACTTATCGTGAAATCCGCTATTCTGTGTGGTATCTGTCAAATGTGTCAAGATACCAATAATCTCTTCTCCTTTAGGTGTATCACTAACCTTATCAAGTTCGTCAAAATAAATAACTGGATTCATGCATTTACTCTTAATTAGAATATCAACTATTTTACCCCAAGTTGAACCTTCATATGTGTATGAGTGTCCCTCTAGAAAACTACTATCTGTGGCACCACCCAATGCAATAAATTCAAATGGTCTATCTAGAATTTTACTAATACCTTCTTTTACAAGAGTCGTTTTTCCAGTACCCATTGGACCTTTAATTGCTATAGCAGTTCCTACCGATGTAGGATTTGCTATAAGTTGACCTATAAACTGCATAATCTGCATCTTGGCATCATTTAGACCATATGCCGCCGCGTCAAGATTACTTTTCGCTTTTTCCATAAATTCATGACATTTTTCTGTTCCATCTGAAATATTGATCGGCAAATTACAATATTTATTAAAAGGAATTTGCATAAATGTATCCACCCAATTCTTCACTTTGTTATACTCTCCCTCCCCTGGAGCCATATATCTTAGTGTATTTATTTTACGCAATGCAATCGACTTATACAAATCCGGCATATCTGATTCAAGCAACGAAATACGATAAGGCTTTGTTGAACTTGATATACTGCTTACCGCTTTCAGTTGTTTAATGACCTTTGACTGATCTTCTACACTCATTTTTTTAAAATATTTAAAATCATTTAATACATCTTTGCTCCTTACCAATTTATTAAATTTTTTGTAATTTTTATTTTTAACTTTACTTTCCTTCTTTGTTTCTTTCTTTTTAAGACATTTAATGTCATCATCAATACATTCCTCATAATCCTTCAATACACTACTTAGTTTACCCTTTTTTTTATTTGCTTTAATAACATCCCTAATATTTGTCAGGAAATCAAGATCGTCAATCTTTTTATCTTTTTTATCTTTCTTAATGTTTTTATCTTTCTTAATGTTTTTATCTTCATCTTCATCTTCATCTTCATCTTCATCTTCATCTTCATCTTCATCTTCATCTTCATCTTCATCTTCATCTTCATCTTCATCTTCATCTTCATCTTCA